CGGCTGCGCCCACAAAACTGTAGAGGCCAGGCCAACTTTGCGTTTATGCTCTTCGGAGCAAGTGCCACCAACAGGGATACCAGAATACGCGCTTGTTGATTGGTTGTATTCTGGCTTTAGCCCGTCTAATAACCGCTGTTCGTAATCTTGCATATCTTCGGGGCAGCAAATAAGGGTCACTGTAAACGCAAACGCGGACTCTCCGTACATGTCCCATGCGGCTTGCAAATGTTTGTTCTGGTGGTATTTACCGCGAAGCGCTGTACGGTGTTGCGCAAAACGTCTCCGAATCAAGCGAGCCGACCCAATATACTTTTTTCCAGAAGCTGTATTTTGGATTGTGTATACGCCAGCGTAATTTTCCATTAAATGCCACCACCAATGAACTGCTGACGAGGTACAAAACGTACCGCAGCTTTCTCACGATCCTCACCAGCGGCAAGGTTAAATTGTTCGTCATACTGACCCTTTAACATGTCTAATCTAGGAGTGCCTTCGGGTATCTTGGTCGCAATGTGGTATGCCAGGCCCGCAGCCGCTGCTGGCATAAACCTAAAACTCATGTCCCCAGTTTGAATGCCTGATCCTGTATCTTGTACTCTACGCATTCTCCAATATACAAACGTATAAGTCGTAGAACTATCTGGTGTTGGCCATACAGTTACAGCAGGTATTTGAGGAATAAATATTGGCGTTCCAGATCCAGCCGTGTAAGAAGTTGCAGTTGTATTGTTTTGACCACGGAAACAATTCATCAGGGAATTCCCTGATATGTAGGAATAATACACAACCTCACCAGATGTGCTACCCAATTGTATATAGCCCTGTGCAGCCATCCCAACGGTGCTAGAAAGCACGATTGTGGTCACGGTAGTATTTATGCTTGTTGATAATGTTACAGCGGTTCCTGAGCCGTCGTAGAGAGGATTAGTCTCACCGGAATTTCTTTGAACCATGACCTGAATTGGTCTAGCCTGAGTCAACTTATTAGGAATCGTAGCGTAGGTAGGCATACTGATTCGGGTAATAGTCAAGTCAGCTTGGTTATTAGTCTGCCCTTGATTTGTACGAATCACATGATCCATTAAATCAATCGTATCCAAAGGGATAGGATACGTGTTTAATCCTGGAACCAATGTAAACGATTGCTGTTGAATCGTCCACATATTGATGCCACGGTTTTGCCACTCTATGGTCATCAGGTTCATGGAACGTCTGGCTGTACGTAAGTCATAGCCAGTACGCAATTCACGACCGGCACGTTCCCATGCCTCTTCCGCCAATTCGGTAAAGTCTAGGTCAAAGGATGTTTTGCCGGTTGTTGTCATTTTTTCATGTGTCAAATTCTGACACGTTAAGTTTTTCTGGTTTTAGCAGACTTAATAAACGCTTCTTTAGTTGGAGCGCCTTTGCTACCAGGCTTTCTCATTTTCTCTTTTGAGCCGTGTTTAATACGTTCTTGTTTTGCATGAATATTAGCATACAAACCAACGTCACCGCCCTTAGAGTACTGGGTGAAGTCCGTATTATCACGGCGCTTCTTCCGAGTACCCTTGGGCATCTTAGATGGGCTTATATCGCCCATTCCGCGACTGGCTAGCATTTTGCCTTACCACCGTGAGCCATGTGCTTCTGGTGCTTGTGCAAGTGCTCTACAGCGTCATGGTGCAAGTGGTGACCGGCAGCATGCTCTTTGTAGTGGTGATGATGGTGAACGTGTCCACCAGCCTCATGTTGCGCTACGTGCTCATGGTGCATCTTGTGCTCATGGGGATGCTCATGACCAGCGGGATGAATNTGTCCGTGATGATGTTTCATGATAAATCCTTACTTCTTGTGAGAAATTTTACCGCCATGCTTTTTAGCATTAACGATAGGGCCGTTACCAATGGTATTGCCTTTCATCTTTTCTTGCAAGGCACGAGTGTGACCACGCTCTTGGATGGCATGCTCGCCATGTGGCTTATTGCCTTTACGCAAATCACCAGCTTTTTCCATATGTGCTGGTTCCATACGTGCGTCAATCTTGCCACCTTTAGCGTAAGCGTGTGCTTTACCGCCGTGCTTTANGNCTTTCTCGCCCATGTCTTTGGAATGGGGTTCGCCCTTTTCCATTGTTTTACCGCCGGCTTTCATCGCCATTTTTAAATGATGATGAGCCATCTTCATGTGATGTTCGTGACCTTCGTGATGCATAGTTTTTCCTCCGTGTTTCATACCTGGTGTTCCAGGAGCCATTGTAGCCATAGGAGCAGCTCTGCGAGGAGCGGCCATACGTGCCATTAAAGCTGNTACACGGGGATTAACTCCACCGCCTACAGCCATCTTTTTTGCGTGTCCGCCTCGTTTCATTTCCTTGGCTTCGCGCTCTTCCTCAGCCGCAATGCGACGAAGTTCTTTTGCCTGATTTAACTCATGCATCTTATCTGATTTCATATTACCACCCTTAGAAAAATGTTTGCCTTTATCGGCGCTGCTAAAATCTTGTCCCACAGATTGGGGGACGCCTACTTTCTTTGCAAACGCCTTGTTATGGGCAATTGCTTCCATAAACATATGTTGTTTTTTACTATGACTGGGCATGGTNCTTCTCCATTAACCTATCTAATTTCTCGTCCAACTTGTCCAATCGAACAAGCACTCTGTTTATATCGGCATGGACCTCTGCTTTTGTCACATACTCTTTGGCCATCTCTTCCCGTGTNCGGTTTAGCAAAATAGTTACGCGTTGCAATTCTGCTGATTTCTCTCTCAATACCCAGCCTAAAAGCCCGACAAGTAAGGTAAGAACTGCATTCCATATCATTGAGTCCATTAGACCATTTTTCCTTTTGTATGTCCGCGTATTGCACATCCATCTGCACAATGCCACGCTCTTAAACTTTTGTTAATCCTGCTGTTCGGATCGTGTGCCGTCTTTGCAGAGGTTAGCTTTTCTTTCATTCCACCCATCCTTGCACAAAAGGACTTTTTCCTGGATCCGCCCTCGGGTTGGGGAGGCTTTAAATTCATCCCCTCCTTCTTTGCGGATGCCCGACCCTTGGCGTTTAGACCNCCGTTCGGATTCTTCCCTTCTGNTCTTTGCCATGCTGGTGNCTTAGCCATTTACAACTTTCAACCGAGATTCCCTAATGCCTTCCAGCAATGGGATAACAACCTCTTCACGGAAGTTATTTGTAAAAGATTCGCTACCAAGATGAGGCAAGCTAATGTCTACATCGACATGAACTGTAAAACCCATTTCGGTTGCTCGATCACAAAACAAATAATCTTCACCAACGTACTGATCATCTCTAATATCAAAGTCAAACAGTGCATACATTCTCTCGCCAGTAGGCTTGTTTTTGTATGACCACTCTGGGTGAGCCTCTGCCATCTTCTCAATGACATGACGTTGGATCAACATAAATCCTGTACCAATACGTTTAACACGCATTAAAGAGCCATCAAACTCTAAGTCATTGTTTTCTGTCCAATACAAATCTGTAAAGAACTTTTTGTCTTTTGCTCTGCGTGGATATGTGCCAGCAGTAATGTCTTTGCCCGTGCTTTGTGCCATTAAACGCAATATCTTCTGGTGTAACGACAACATCTGAATCAATGAAAAGCAATTCTGTACAATCTGTTTTCAAGAACTCTGCTACCAATGAGTTCCTAGCCATTGTAATAATGGAGCAATTTGAAATATCAGACAGCGTAACAGCAATACCAAGACGCATGGCTTCAGGCATCAATTGAGCTATGCCGTATGCAGTCTTGATATTTAATCTACCATCATGACAAGGAATACCGATAAACAGTTTCCTGCCTGATAGTATTGCTTGTTTAGTATCAGCCATAATAAATGTTACATGCACTTACGTTGGACAAATAAGCATAGATACCATCAGTCGCAACTACACCATCATCAGGAATAAATGGTGAGTTGTTAAAAATATCTGTACCTGTTACATCATAAGATAACAACCAACGATTTGCATAAACAAGTCCAGGTGTATTTGTTATCGTACCGCTGTTAATATCTGTGATTGTAAATGTGCTTGAGTTGGTAACTGTTACTGCATAGTTACCATTGGTTGCTGTGCCGCCTGTACCTGCCGCAAAGTCAATACCAATAACTTGTCCAGTTACTAAGCCATGTGCTGATTGACTAATAGTGACTGTAGTTCCAGAGCGTCCATATGTAGCTGTTGTTATAGGGGCAACAGTCGTATCAAATAGCGCAAGAAACCCTGTAGTAGCTGTACCAGTAAAAGAAATTCCCTTTATGCGGTTACGACCAAGTACAAGAAACCCACTACCGTTTATGTGTGCCTGTTTTACAGGTGTCTGATTCATAATCAATCTCCTTGTTTAAAAACAAGGGGCCGAAGCCC